CTTGATGCCGCAAATGCCGTCTCCAAGGACGCTAAAGCACCTAAAGTCAGGCATAATTTATGCGCCTTACCGTCGACTTCAAAAACAACTTCACCACGATGAGAGTTTGGAAAACCGATCATAATGCCGTGAATCCAATTTGGCCGGCCGAAGTCAGTGTCATTGAAAATGTGGCTTCCGCGTCGAAGGCGCCGCCATATTCAAGAGCTGTGATAATGAACTTGCCTTGCAAAGTTCCAAAATCGGGAATTATCAGCTGCCAATCCCGCGCATATTGGTTAAAAAAGCATAGCCTAACCAATTCATCGGAAGCCAAGTCCTTGAATACTCCGGCTCCTGATACCGTGGCCTCTTTTAGGCCCGCTTCAGGTAGTAATTCGCGCCAACTGCCAGGACTATCAGACGCAGTTCCATCAATTGTTTTGGATGCCAGCGCGATTGTTCGTGCCTTTAGTCCGCCGATTGTGGTGTAATTTGGGTTTTGTGCGCCGTCGGATATCTTTAATAAAATATCCCTGCCTGCTTGTAATGCCATTTGGTTTTCCTTTAATCAATTATTAGATTTGAGATTTTCAACGATTTTCTGAAATTATTTTCAGACGAATAACGCCATAAAAATTCCGACCATCTACTGCTCGAAATACGTCTGAATATGCTGTCATCAACAACACAATATTCACTTCTTCATTGCTCGGTTTAGCGTCTATCGCCCATTGCTGAATGGCTTCGATTGCTTTGCGAGCTTCGGAAATGCCAGTGTTTTTACACACGACTTCCAAAGTTGCCGTATGTTCCAAAGCCGAACTATAGTCGCCGCCAGCAGGTTTGGATTCCCATCTGCGCCAGACAGCAAATGGCCACAACGCTGCCTTAACTGGCGCATCATAAAGCCTTATCGGCATGCCTAAAACCGACTGCACCAATCGGCTTTGCATCAGGCTGCGTTCGATCGCATTGCGAGTTTGGGTTGCGCTCATAATTGAGCACCCCTGTTTATCTCGCTTATTGGAGTTTTGATGGCTTCATTGTCTCGCCTAGCAATTGCCGCCGCAATTTCTTCGAATATGATATGCTTGTACTCAGCCGGAATTTCGCTATTTGCAGCGCCCCCCGTTTCATAATCAATTTGAAGTGAATATTCCCAATTCTTTATTGTGAATTTATGGTCTTCTAATATAATCAAGTCGTTGGGCGCGGTTCTGCTTGATCCAAATTGGTCAAGAATTTTCACGGAAAGTATATTCGTGATTGGCGTAAAATGGGGGCGCAAAAATGCGTTGCGCCCCACTTTCATCGATAAGTTAAACGCATTGAGAATCTCCGCACCCGAAAAAGTTTCCCGCACAGTTCGGCTTGCAAAGGCTTTATGATATTTATTTTCAACTTTCTCGATTGCGGCTTTGATGAACATAACGAGGATGCCGTCATCTTCGTTTGAGCCAAAACGCAAATAAAGACGTACTTCATCTAAGCTTAGTGGAGAACTGATTGGTGGTACTAAAATTTCATGCGCCATCATTGTTCCTAACTAGCTGCGAATTTCATCAATTTGATTGCTGAGAAGTCCTGCACGCCACCACCGACGCGTTTGGTTACGTAGAAGAGCACGAATGGCTTGTTTGAATATGGATCACGAAGAACGCGAACATCTGTGCGGTCCACAATCAAATAGCCTTTTTCGAAGTCACCATATGCCACCGAATAGCTGTTGGCCGCGATGTCTGGCATGTCTTCTGACTCATAAACTGCGTAACCAAGCAAAGAAGCTGGCTGGCCAGAAACCAATGAAGGTTGCCAAACGTAGTTGCCGTTGCTGTCTTTGAACTTGCGAACTTGGCTTAGTGTTCGACGATTCATCAAGAACGATGAATTTGCACGATATGGGGTTTTCGGTGCATAAGTTAGATCCACTAATTTATCGACTGGATTGGTTGTTGCGAAAGCGCCAGCTGCACCTGAGGCGATGTAACCAATGTTGCCATAACTTTGAACATTGTCAGCTACGACATTGTATGCGAGCAAACCTTTTGGTTTATTAGTGCCGTCACCGCTTATGAAAGCTGCGCCTTCTGCAATTGCAAAGCTCTGCGCAATTTCCGACGCAAGCCAACTATCAATATCAACCGCTGCGTCATCCAATAAGGTTTGTGTCGCTGCTGCAAGCGCATAGATTTCACCAATTGGAAAGCTCAAGAGTTCCAAGTTTGGCGTATTAGTTTGGGTTCGTGCTCCTGTTTCTGCAACCCAGCCGACTTGGGCCTCAGTGGTTGAAATCGGCTTGCGAAAATTTCCTGATGTAGTTGGCCGCACACTAGCAACCCTGCGCAATGGCGAAATTGAAGCCAAAGTTCGTTCGATAATTGCTTGCACTTCAGGCGGCGCAACATGCCCCCCATCTGATGCTACCGATGACGACAGAGATTTTGCTTCAATGCGCGCAATTGCATTTTCATCGCCGCGCCTCATGTATGACGACCACGCGCTTTTTCTTTCGCTTTCAGCCAAATTCTCGATTGAGGCCTGTGGACGGCGGCTTACCAATGAGAGCCTGTCTAAGCTTGATTGGGCGTTGCAAAGCGCGCGGTCAATACGATCCACTTTTTCTTCCAATAATACGTCGCAGGCGACTTTGTGTTCAACCGCTGCCAATCTTTCGTCATTGGCGGTTTGAAAAGCTTGAAATACGCTCATCAGGTCATTTTGTGCTTGGCGGGTTTCAAAATTCGCCACGCTTTTTGTTTCGGAATTTTCTGCTTTCATGTTTTACTCCTTGATTGAGATTATGCCGCGATTTCATTCACAGCTTGGTGATGCTGAACCCTAAGTCTGGCTCGTTGTTGCATGGGGAAACCAACAAGGGAGATTTCCCTTAAGTCGATGGATTTCAGATTGCGGCCACCGCCGCGAATTGAGGTGTAGTCAAGGGCACGAAAGCCAATAGAAAGGCCATCCATTTGCCGCGAACGAACCAAGGAAGTGGCAAATTGCGCGTGAGGGTCAAACTCACTGATGACACCTCTGGCCCAGAGTCCAATGTCATCTTCAAAAACCTGAAGCCATTCGCCAATCGGTTTTTTAGTGTCGTGCTGATACAACATACGTATTGAATTTGCGGGCAGGCTCAAAAGGCTTTTGGCAAAGGCACCTTTTTCAACGATGTCACCCGCAAGATCCCTGATACCAAAGATACTGGCGTAACCAGCGATTACCAACCCGCTCATTGTTTGAATCCTTGGTTATCAAGGCGCATTTCAATGCGACCCAAAGCCTCGTTCGCAGAGCCCATTTGCGTTTCTAGCCTTGCCAAGCGTTCTGCAACCGGAGCTTGTTCTTTGACACGAACTTCAATCGTATTTAGCCGATGAGCAGCCGCCCCAAGCCACATTGCTGCGGCTATTGTCTGAACTAAGAAAGTGAAAACAATTGCGATAGTCACACGATGGTCGAACCAAGTTGAATTAGTTGCCGCTTCACTCATTGGGGCACCGTTGCAGTCAATGGCGCAAGGCCAGCCAATGAACGCTTTTCATTTACATCAATGAAATTTGCGGACTCCAATCTTGACCAGAGCGCTTCGCGCTCTGACACCAACGCCGGCACCTTATCCAAATCAGGAGATATTATTAATTCTGTGTCTGACCATGCGCCAAGGAACACTGAAAGCGAATTCGCCATCTTGTATACCAAAGGCAAAACACTTTGACGCCAAAATGCGTTGTTCGCCTCTTTGTAATTCGAGTAAGTATTGTCGCCAGGGATACCCAAAAGCATCGGAGGGACGCCAAACGCCAATGCAATATCTCGCGCAGCAGCCCGCCTCGCCTCTACAAAGTCCATTTCTTGTGGTGTCAACGACATCGGTGACCATTCAAGACCTCCTTCAAGCAACAAAGGCCGACCTGCATTTGTCGCACCAGTGTGAGCCACTAGTAACTCCGCTTTCAACCGTTCGAACTGCTCATCTGATAGTCGCTCATTGCCCGGAGTACCGCGATAAACCAAAGCACCCGAAGGCCTTGCCGCATTGTCTATAAGTGCTTTATTCCATGCGCCGCCCGCGTTATGGATATCAATTGCACATGCGGCGGACTCGATTGGTGACTGACCATATAAATCATCACAAGGGTTGAATAACTTCAGGTGCAGTATGTCCGAACGACCACTGATTTGATCACGCCACAACCGGCGGGATTTACCCTGAGTTGTTTGCTCCCAACCAATCGGCCACCCGTTTTCACCGCCGATAATCCTAACAGTATCTGGGCGCAATACACTAAGCTCACGCGCTTCCTCACCGATTGATATCATTTCGAGATAGGCATTTCCCGCGATTTGGAGATGGCCAATAAATGCCTCTACTAGTTCGACACCGGTTTGCTCAAAATTCGGCCTGGAAATGAGACCTTGAAATGGGTGCATATTACCCGCACTATCCCTTGCGACAAGCGAAACTGACGCCACAGCCTCTGCAATCAACCGAACACACCGATATGCAATCGGGTTTTGACGGTAACCTTCGCGGGCCAATGCTGAGTAATCTCTTGGCGTCCATGTCGGTTGACCAAGATTGGAAAACGCCAGAAAAGAACCACTTGACTTATGTTCACTGTTTTTTGACTGAATGTTCATTCGTTTTTGAAAGAACGAGAATTTTTGCTTCGCCAATTGCGTTTCCTTCATGATTTAACTTGGATTAAACTACACGTGCTCTTGGGCGGTTATTGTGCCCAAGTAAGAGATGACTTACGGCCCAGACCATTGCGTCCAACCTATCGGGGCTTTGGGTGAAACCTGCTGCGCCAAAGCGGCACATTTCGTCTTCGAGATCTGCAAAATACCCTGCGTGGGCGATGCGGTTTTGCGAATATAAGAGATTCACTGGTTCTGCGCGCTTGCGCTTAGATTTTGTCGCATGAACCAAATGAATTGGCGCTTCAGCTATCGCTATTCGCAACACTGACAAGAGCATCTCGCCGCCTTGATTGCTTTCAGCAACAATTGCGTCAGCGTCGAATTGCTCTAAAGTGTCTGAAATTACTTTTGCCCATACTTCGGGCTTTTGTCCCTTTATTGTCAAATCTGCGAGTATGGCGGCTTTGGTAATGTTGCCGTCTTGGTAGCTTCCAGCCACGATAATGCCGCAGGCGTCGGCTTTGTGCCCTGAAGTTATTGGTGGATCAACAGCAATAATTATTCGGTCAAATTGGTCAGGAATTTTTTGGTTACGAGCCTTTTCTATATCGGCTCGGCACCATATGGCTCCTTCTGGGTCATCGATAAGTTCTCCATACAATTCTTGCCTTGCAAAAGCGCTATTTTGATAACGCTGTGCCAAATCTTGCACGACGCCTGGGGCAAGGTTTGCAATGTTTTCATGCGTTGCGGATCTTGTTAGCACGCAACTTTCATCGGCCAAAAGTTCTTTCACCCAAGCAACTGGGCGCGGAGTTGTTGTAAACATCATGCGCGGGTTTTCACCAATTCGCATTGCTGGGCGTAACACGTCAAAAACCGCGCTTCCATCGGGCCAAGCGGCCAGTTCGTCGCCCCAAGCAAGATCAAATTGCGGACCCCGCAAACTATCCGGTACTTCTGCTGAAAATAGCATTGCCACAGCCCCATTAGGCCAAACTAAACGTCGTCTTGAAGGCTCAAATTTCGGGCGAAAACACTTGGTGGCTGTATGTACTATTCCTGACTTCCCCTCCACCATTACATCACGAACATCCGCAAAAGTTGGGCCAATCAGGGCAATGTTATGTGCTGTTTGACTCTCCACCGCTTCACACACCCATTGTGCCGCCGCACGGGTTTTTCCTGCGCCGCGCCCGCCTAGGAATAACCACGTCTTCCAGTGGCCCGGTGGTGCAATTTGACTTGGCCTGGCCCAAAACTTCCAGTCTTCCATCAGTAGGGGTAACCGATGGTGTGGAATCGCACCCAATAATTGTTTTAGTTTCAAGGGTTGCAGCAATGCGAGCGAGGCGGCGTTCAAGCTCTGCGAATAATTTATCGCGGGCGATCCGTTTTCGGGTGATGATTTCAATTTGCCTGTCCATTATTTGCTCCGTAAAAATTGAGGGCAAAATCATTATGGTCTTTTCTTGAGGCGGTTGAATAACTTGCTTGTCAATCAACCTAAGTAATTGAATTGTCACAACAAAAATGCTGATATCTAGGGGTATTGGCCTTTGGCAATCATTCATCATCTAGCGAATGAGAACACAGCGCATTCGTCTTTATTGAATGTCTTGGCAAATGAATCACTTTACGAATACTACTCGGGTTCTGGAGAAATCATGTTCACACCTTATCGCGCAGATATTTTAGAAAAGGACGAGGCAGGGAAAAAGCGACGCCAAGCTGCAATTTGGGTTGTGGTGGTGGCTTTTTCAGTGATTTTTTCGATTGGCGCTTTATTGGTTTATGACCATTTCTTGGGAGACATTCCGAAAATTAACAACCGAGAAGAAGTATGGACTGCCAATCGTTCGGTTTCACTTGAAGTTGTAGACAAAGACGGCAACACAATTGCTATTCGCGGGCCGCGATACGGCAGAAGGACGTCGGTAGATTTGCTGCCATCGCACGTTTTAAGAGCTTTCTTAGCAGTTGAGGATGCAAGATTTTTCGAGCATGCTGGTGTCGATCTATGGGCGGTTTTTCGGGCAATATGGGAGAACGTTGTAGCCGGGCATACAGTGCAAGGCGCGTCAACCATTACACAACAATTGGTAAAGAACGTGTATCTTGGCCCTGAACAAACATTAAAGCGCAAGATTCAAGAGTTAATTTTGGCGTGGCAAATCGATAGTAAGTTCACAAAAAAAGAAATCTTAGAGATTTACCTAAATCGCATTTATTTTGGGCAAAATTCATATGGTATTGGCGCCGCAGCTTGGCATTATTTTCAAAAACGGCCGCAAGATTTATCCCTCGCGGAGGCAGCAATGCTGGCTGGCTTGCCTAAGGCACCTGGGCGCTTGTCAATTGACCTTACCGCCAGAGCCCCAATTGAACGCAGGAATGTTGTTTTGTATAGAATGGTTTCAGCTGGTTTCATAAGTGAGGAATTAGCGCGAACCACCGCCTTAGAGCCAGTAATTGTAAATATTTCCAATAACCCTCAAGAGGGTGAATTGGCCTATGCAATTGATATGGCCTCAAAGGAGATTGATAGCATTAAGCCAGCTATCTCACCAGATAGAATAGCCAGGCTGACAATTGACCTTGA